GGTGTTTCGCGCGCGCGGAAATTTCCTAGCGATAGAAAATTGCAATAAAATTATGTATTTAGTAACATGCTCCTAATGACCAAACATGTCGGCAATAAGAAAGTAGATAAATACATCATCGAAGGCGATGACTTGATAGCCAACGCTGATGTGATGCTTGACCTGTTCCAAGTTACCCAGCCAAGACTTGTCCAACTTGTTAAAGAAAAGGTCGCTGTTAAGTTTGGCACTGGCAGATATGACTTATGCACATCAGTACGTAACTACGTACTGTTCCTGAGAGCCAGAACAATGCCCAACTCAATGTCTAAGAACATTGATTATCATGAAGAAAGGGCTAGGCTGACCAAGATGCAAGCTGACAAGGCTGAGATGGAAGTCGAGGAGCTGGCTGGTTCTTTGGCTAAAGTTGAAGATGTCGTTAAACAGTGGGAATCCATTTTGATGGATGTTAAGGGAAAACTGCTGTCTATACCTTCCAAGTTAGCTACAATAGTTTGTGACGAGGATAATCCTGCTGTTATTCAAGACCTTATCGATAATTACATCCGTGAGGCATTACTAGAGCTATCAATATATGAAGGAACTAGCGAACATACGCCTAGCATTGACACGAGCAATGCAGGTGATGAGACCACCACCGAAGCTGACCATATCTGAGTGGGCTGACTCGGAAAGGAGACTAGATTCCCAATCCAGCTCAGAGCCAGGACGATGGCACACATCGAGGGCTGAGTACCAACGAGGAATGATGGATGCTTGTTGTGATTCCCGTAATCAGGAAGTCGTTATCATGTCTGCTGCCCAGCTCGGCAAGTCAGAAGTCCTGTTGAATATCATTGGTTATCACATCGACAATGACCCTTCTCCAATTCTGATGGTACAGCCCAGCTTGGATATGGCACAGGCATTCTCAAAGGACAGGGTTGCTGGTGGATTACTCTCATCTACTCCATGTTTACGAGAGAAGGTTAAATCACCAAGGGCAAGAGACTCTGGCAACACGACACTCCATAAGATATTTCCTGGCGGTGCAATAACTCTGGTCGGTGCTAATAGCCCAAGCGGTCTAGCATCAAGACCAATTCGACTTGTTTTGTGTGATGAGGTTGATAGGTATCCTGCATCTGCTGGTGCTGAAGGTGACCCAATCCAACTTGCTAGGAAAAGAGCAAGCACATTCTGGAATCGCAGAATTGTGATGGTATCCACACCAACAAACGAAGGGAATAGTAGGATTGCAGATGCTTTTGAACTATCAGATAAAAGAAGATACTACGTTCCCTGTCCACATTGTGAGTATAAACAAACACTTAAATGGGCTAACGTAAGATGGCAGGACAATGACCCTGATACTGCTGAATACCTATGTGAAGAATGCGGAGCATTATGGTCAGAAGCCGACAGGCGCAGGGCAATTAAGAATGGAGAATGGATAGCTGAAGATAAGTTTAATGGGATAGCTGGATTTGCCATATCTGCACTTTACTCCCCTTGGATGCCATTGTCTGATGGTGTTAGAGACTTTATTAATGTAAGAAAGAATCCTGAACAATTGCGAGTATGGACAAACACTTATCTTGGGGAATGCTGGATTGACCAAGGTGAAACAGTGGACGAGCATAACCTAATGGAAAGGGTTGAGAACTTTAGCGATAAGGTTCCTGAAGAAGTTGTATTCCTGACTGCTGGCGTTGACGTACAGGATAACCGACTTGAGGTACAGATTATCGGTTGGGGTCGTGATGATGAGTCATGGGTAATAATGCACCATGTTTTATATGGAGACCCATCAACTCCTCAACTTTGGACAGACTTGACCACAATCCTTTTTGCTAATTATGAAACGCATGATGGCAGAGAACTTGCAATAAGGGCAAGCTGCGTTGACTCAGGCGGTCACTACACAAACTCTGTGTATCAATTCTGTAAAACTCATGCAGGTAGGCGTGTATTTGCTATCAAGGGTGTTGGCGGTGAAGGTAAGCCAATATCAGGCAGACCAAGTAAGAATAATGTAGCCAGATGCCCATTGTTCTCAATTGGAGTAGATACAGTAAAAGAATTGATATTTGCAAGATTAAGAACAGAAGAAGCTGGTGCTGGGTATATTCATTTTTCTGATATATTGAGCGATGAGTGGTTTCGCCAGCTTACTGCTGAGAAAATTACAACTAAGTTTCATCGCGGTTATAAGAAGCGAGTATTTCAGAAAGTTAGACCACGAAATGAAGCATTAGACTGCATGGTATATGCGATAGCTGCATATGCTATAATTGGCTTGAATGTCAATAACTTGGCTGATAGATTAGAGAAACACGAGAACCCCAAAGCTGACAGCACTAAAAAACCTAGTCAGCAAATACCTTTTGTTAAAGGAAAAGGTAAACAGGGTAATTTTATCAATTCATGGCGATAAAATATGGCAAACCTATTTGATGCTAATAATGCCCCAGAGGGAGAACCTACGGAAATTGTCGTAGGTGACTTTATCCAATGGAAACGCTCTGACCTAGTTAATGATTACCCGACCGCTTCTTATACTGCAACTTATGTTGCCCGTATCTCAGGTGGCGGTGCTAGTGAAATTACATTAACTGGAACTGGACAGACAACTCACTATCTATTTTCAGTCAGTTCAGCAATTAGCGCAGACTTCTTGCCAGGACATTACTACTGGCAGCTTGAGATTGTCAGAAATTCAGACAGTGAGCGTATTGTTGTAGACCGAGGTGAGTTCTACGCAATAGCAGATTTAGATGTTAATCAGTCAGACCCAAGAAGCCATGCTGAAATTATGGTAGATAAGATTGAAAGTCTATTGTCTGGCAAGGCTGATGCTGATGTATCTTCATATTCTGTGGCAGGTCGTTCTTTGACAAAACTGACATTTAGTGAATTGCTTGAGGCAAGGAACTATTTTCAAGCAGAGGTAGCCAAAGAAAAAGCAAGACTAGATTCAAAAGCAGGTCGAACTGGCACTGCAACTATTAAGGTGAGGTTCTAAGATGGGGTTTTTCGACAGATTTACTAAAAAACCTACTAATCAAGCCAAAATATTCAAGCGTTCCTATGCTTCTGCTAATTCTGGTCGGCTTTTTGCTGATTTTCAGGCTTCTGAGCGTAGTTCTGACTCGGAAATGCAGCCTGTACTCAAAAAAATACGTTCTAGGTCACGAGAGTTAGCTAGAAATAACGAATACGCTAAAAGATACATGAATTTGCTTAAAACCAACGTAATTGGCGGTAAAGGTTTGAGCTTGCAAGTAAAAGCACTTAATACTACGGGTCAACTGGATATAAATGGCAATCAAGAAATAGAAACTGCCTTTTATGAGTGGTCTAAACTAGGAAATCCTACTACTAATGGCTCTTTAAACTTTGTTGATGCACAAAAACTTGCTATTGAGACACTCGCTCGTGATGGCGAAGTTTTCATCATTAAGCATAGAAATAGCGCATTCAAAGATTCATTTGCTTTTGAGTTCATTGAAGCTGACCAGATTGATGAGAAAAATAGCAAAAGGGCTGAGAATGGGAATGAAATACGCATGGGAATTGAGCTTGATAAGTTCAAAAGACCTGTCGCATATCATGTTCAGACATATCATCCTGGCGATTATGATTTCACTACCCAAAAGAAATCACCAAAGACTGTTCGCATTCCGGCAGAAAGGGTAATCCACATATTTATGCCTTTAAGGGCTGGTCAAACTCGTGGTGAGCCTTGGATGTCACCAGCTATGTCTGCTATTAAGCAACTTGGAGCATTCCGTGAAGCTGCTGTAATAAATGCCAGAATGGGAGCTTCTAAAATGGGCTTCTTTACTTCTCCTGCTGGCGATGGGTTTACTGCTGATGACTATGATGGCAATGTCCCAATTATGGATGCAGAACCAGGAACATTCCATCAATTACCAAATGGTGTAGGATTCGAGTCATTTGACCCACAATACCCTAATAATGAATTTGATTCATTCCACAAGTCTGTATTGAAAGGTGTAGCATCTGCTCTTGGCATATCTTATACGTCACTATCCAATGATTTAGAGGCAACTTCCTATTCATCTATACGTCAGGGCGCACTTGAGGAGCGTGATTTCTATCGTGACTTGCAATCTTTCATGATTGAGCATTTTGCCAGACCTATTTATGAGGCTTGGCTTGAATCTGTGATGGAAATGGGTGGTATCAGCATCCCTGTTCGTCAATTTGCCAAATTTGCTTCTGCATCTCAATTTAAAGGTCGTGGATTTAGCTGGATTGACCCATTGAAAGAGATGAACGCCTCTGTTGTTGGCTTGAGGAATGGAATTCTGTCGATTCAAGATGTTGCCTCTCAATACGGCAAGGATACAGAGGAGTTGATGGCAGAAATACAAAGAGATAAGGCTTTAGCTGACCAATTTGGCGTTAAATATGCTCTTGAGCCATATGGAGCTAATCAAGAAAGTGTTGCTCCTGAAATAACTGGTAATGATGATGCCGACATATAAAGGAGTAGAAATAAACACCAAACCTACTGACTCTATGGTTAATGAAGCTCAAAGAGGGCTTGATTGGCGCAAAGAACATGGCAGAGGCGGTACAGAAGTAGGCATTGCAAGAGCTAGAGATATTTCTAATCGTAAAGAATTAAGTATAGATACTGTAAAAAGAATGGTTTCATATTTTGCCAGACATGAAGTTGATAAACAGGCTGAAGGCTTCAACCAAGGAGAAGAAGGTTACCCATCAAATGGACGTATTGCTTGGGCTTTATGGGGTGGCGATGCTGGAATGAGCTGGGCAAATAGAATTAATAAAAAAATCAACACTTTGGACGAAAGAATGATAGATTTGGATAATGAATCAGAAATTGAGGAAATTTCTATGGATATTGAAAACAGAGCTGAACCAAATGAATTAGAGGTTGGTGATTTTGTTGAATGGCAATCTTCTGGCGGTATGGCTAGAGGTGAAATCATTTCTATTCATACAGATGGCGATGTAAACATTCCAGACAGCGATTTTGAATTAGTTGGAACTGAAGATAATCCTGCTGCTTTGATTGCCATTTACAATGATGAAGGCGAAAAGACAGACAGAATAGTTGGTCATAGATTCTCTACTCTGGAGAAAATAGACCCTATTCGAGCGATGGACAATGATGAAAATGATAGAAAAGCAAGCATTGAAGTTAATCATCGCTCCATGTCTCTTGATGCTTCACCAATTAACGAAGATAAACGAACTGTACGCATTGCTATCTCATCAGAAGAACCTGTTGAGAGGTCATTTGGCAATGAAGTCCTGGAGCATACTGAGGAAGCCGTTGATTTATCATTCTTGGCTTCTGGTCGCGCCCCATTGCTTCTTGACCATGACCCAGAGAAGCAAATTGGCGTAATTGAATCTGTAGACCTTGATGGCTCGGCTCGTAGACTACGGGCGACTGTGCGCTTTGGGAAAGGCGCACTCGCTAACGAGGCTTTTACTGACGTTCTTGATGGCATAAGGGCTAACATTTCTGTTGGCTACTCTATCAAGAAAATGGAACGGGATTCTAAGCGTAGCAATACATATGTTGCTAAATCTTGGAGACCTGTAGAAGCAAGTTTGGTTTCTATACCTGCCGATGTGACAGTCGGGGTTGGGCGGTCAAGCGAACCTTCAAAAGAACCCACAATAACTAACGACAAAATAGAGGTGAATCTAATGTCTGAAGTAAACACTGTAGATGTGGCTGATGTTGAAGCTCAAGCTCGCAAAGCTGCACAAAAAAATGCTTCCCAGATTATTGAGCTGGGTCAGCGACACAGCCGTACTGAGCTGGCTCAAAGAGCTATTTCAGAAGGCAAATCAATCGAGGAGTTCCGTGGTGAACTGCTTGAAGTAATCGGTAGTGAAGCTGCTGTTAAAGCTGAAGAAATCGGCATGACTCAGAAAGAAGTCAAACGATTCAGCCTGATGAGAGCTATCCATGCTCTTGCCAATCCTACTGATAGACGCGCTCAAGAAGCTGCTGCTTTTGAATTTGAATGTTCACGAGCTGCTGCTGAACAGTATGGTGCTACTGCACAAGGCATCATGTTGCCTCGTGAAGTTCTACGCAACTGGAAACGTGACCTGAACAGCTCTGATGATGCTGCTCTTTTCACTGATGATTTCCGTGGCGGTGACTTCATTGACGTACTGCGTAATGCTTCTAGCGTAATGCAAGCTGGTGCAAGAATGCTTAATGGTTTGTCTGGAGATGTCAAAATCCCACGTAAATCTGCTGCTTCTACTGCTGCTTGGATTGCAACTGAAGGCGGTGCATCTTCTGAATCAGAAATGACTGTTGGTTCTGTATCTATGACTCCAAAAAGTCTTGGTGCTTACACTGACATCACTCGCCAGTTAATGATTCAATCATCATTAGATATTGAGTCTCTGGTTCGTGACGATTTAGCACAGGCTCTTGCCACTGCTATCGATAAAGCTGGTCTGGAAGGTACTGGAGCAAGCGGTCAGCCTACTGGTGTTCTTAGCACTTCTGGTGTGAACACTGTAACTGCCTTTGCTGCTGCTAATCCTACTT